GCCCAAGGCTTGGCATTCTGCGGCTGGACACTTGGCCAGATTGGAATGATTTTGATTACTTTGAGAGGTGTTGCATGAATGAAGAAACTTTAGGTGAAAAGATTGTTGTGTCATTGTTGTTTGTGGCTTGTGTTGCTATACTGATTTTCATCTAATAGCGAATCGGTTGCGAATCGAAAGCGAACCTAATCCAATTGGATATGTCGGCGTGAAGGACGCCTTAACAAACTTTGACAGGCCGGAAAGACGGCCCTCTTGACACCTCCCTGAACTTTGAATGTATAATCCAAATTGTCTAGAGTGGCATCTAGACGATGAATCAAGTTGATATACCTCGCAGGGTACTGTGTGGTCTTGTCGTACAGCAGACGAGTCTTTTGACTTGATTCAATCGTCTTGTTGTTGCTCTCGCCAAGAGCCGAGACCACAGAGCATCTTGCGGGGTTTTTGCTTTTGGACTACACAATGCGGCACGTCAGTGGTTGTGTTGAGATACCCGATTACACGAGCAAACCATAATCGGGAGCGTGGGCGAATCCTAGAGCGCGGTGGTTGAAACAGTCTGGGATGCAGGCGACGAATGGCTCCATACAAGCACGTCGCAAAGCGAACTTTACTTGTGAGTACGGTAAGGCTTGCTTTGCTCTGAATTCACCACCAAGCAGTACGAGAAAGTGGTAAAATCGAGGTGTTGGTGTTCAACGGGTTAGCGCCGTTGAGAGGGTATCCGGAAAGTTACTCGGTTAGTGAACATACACTGCTTTATGTGAGCACCAACAACCAAGACGCATGGGGATTGTTGGGGGTATACACCCAGTTGCTTTGCAATTCCGCAAGAGCAGTCCTCAGCCGTGTTGGCGAAACGGGTTAGCGCCGTGAGGGCAATTCTTAGAAGTGTTGTGCAACCTCGTCACTGCTTCATGTGAACGCCAACCACTAGCGAACTGAAAGCGAATCGATTACACTAAGATCAATTCAACTTTCACGGGAATACGGGTTATGCCAGAAACCTCTAAAACGCCACAAAAGCCGCGCAAGACCAAGACAGCAGTCAAGGTATCAACGCCCGCAAAAAAACGCCCAAAAGCCGCAGAAACGTTTCTAGGACGCCCTGTTGAATACACAGATGCAATAGCAAACGAAGTGTGTTGGAGAATCACTCAAGGAGAATCTCTAGTGCAGATCTGTAGGGATGATCACCTTCCACACTGCGCGACAATCTATCGTTGGCTGATTCGGTTCGAAGAGTTCCGCGAGATGTACACACGCGCACGGGAGGAGCAGGCCGACACAAACGCTGATGAAATCCTTGCAATTGCTGATGAAATGCCTCCTGAATACACTGACGAGAAGGGCCGCACCAGCATTGACCGCTCTTATCTGGAGTGGCAGAAACAACGCATTGAGGCACGCAAGTGGACGGCGGCCAAACTCAAGCCACGCAAGTACGGTGACCGTGTTGCTGTAGAGGGTGTTGAGGGTGGAGCGGCCATCAAGACTGAGGACACTTCATCGGCCAAGTTCTTTGAAATGATCCGAAATATGGAGATGAACAAGCGTGCTGGCTAAACTAAAGTATTACGTTAGTGAGCAGTTGGTCTCGAAAAACACGGGTTTATACAAGCCTGTCCAAAATTAAGTAATACTAATGTTATCAGATCTGCTCAATGACGAGGTTGCGGCTGAGTTTGAGACTCTTCCGGAACACAATCGGATTGCTTTGATTGCACGGGCCGAGTGGATCAACGAGGCGCATCCGTACCAGATCGCGCCTGACCTGCACCTGAAGTACACGGTCTTTTGTATGCTTGCCGGTCGTGGAGCCGGTAAGACTCGTTCAGCGGCTGAGACTCTCTGGTGGTGGGCGTGGTGTCACCCGAAGACCATGAGCATTGTTTTAGCCCCAACATCTGGTGACTTGAAGAACACTTGCTATGAAGGTCCGAGCGGATTGCTGGCATGCATACCCGAGCAGTTGGTCGTTGACTACAACAAGCAGGACCACATGATCACGCTGTCCAACGGTTCCCGCATTCGGGGTGTTTCGGCTGACTCCTATGACCGTTTGCGTGGTATCAACTCCTCATTCTGCTGGTGTGACGAGTTGGCCGCCTTCAACTACCTTGGACCTAACGAGGCTTGGGACAACATGATGCTGGGCCTGCGTATTAAACCGGACGACCAGCCGCACAGTGAGCCGCGTGTGATTGTGACCACAACGCCCAGACCGAAAGACCTGATCCTTGACTTGGTTGGCCGCGAAGGGGATGACGTGATCATCAGCCGGGCATCGACCTATGACAACGCCGCCAATCTAGCCCCAGCGTTCCAAAAGCAGTTAGAGCAGTACAAAGGGTCCAAGTTGTATCTGCAAGAGGTTCTGGGTGAGGTTGTCGATCTTGAGGACGGCAAGGTTGTGAACCGAGACATGTTTAAACTCTGGCCATCAGGCAAGTCGTTCCCGATCTTTGAGTACATCATCCAATCGTACGACTGCGCTTATACCGACAAGGAGTACAACGATCCGACGGCCATGACCTGCTGGGGGGTGTTCAAGCCTGAAGACGGTCCGATGTCTGTCTTGCTGATTGACTGTTGGGCCGAGCACCTAACCTTCCCGCAGTTGAGGCCAAAGGTGATTGAGGAGTGGCAGAACTCCTATGGAGACGAAAAACGCATGAAGCGGCCGGATCTGATCTTGATCGAAGAGAAGGCGAGCGGTTTGTCTTTGCTCCAAGAGTTGCGCAACATGCACTTGCCGGTGAGAGGCTGGAATCCGGGCAGGGCCGACAAGATGACCAGATTGCAGATCACTGCATCGATCTTCACCACTGGCCGCGTCTGGTTGCCTGAGTCTTCTATCCGCAAAGGCTATGTGAGGGATTGGTGCGAAGGGTTCTTGAGTCAGATCTGTTCGTTCCCTGACAGCACGCATGATGACTATGTTGACAGCGCTACACAAGCGATTCGGTTTCTGAAAGACATCGGTTATCTAGACATCGATCCCCCACCAAGGTATGATGACGACGATCTAGTTGACGTTAAACCTGTGAGGGTCAATCCATATGCGGTGTAACCATGCCTAACCTAAGCAAACTTATTGGGGGTCTTGAGGCCATCAGCAAAGCCAGAGCACCCGCTGAGGATCTAGCATCTAAAGCAATTGGCCAAGCCGCTCAATCTGCGGGCATGAGTCGTCCAGTGACGGCCGCAAAGAATCTTACAACCGACGTAGACTTCCATCAATCACTAGGTGATGCTGTTAGGCAAAGATCAGCCAACATGCAAAACATGATTGAGTCGACACCATTCAAGTACAGCCCCGGCCAGCAGGGTTTCAATGACTGGACAGCAAAGAACAACATGCCTCCGTTTGAGATCCTTGAGCGTCGCATGTTCGGCAATCAAGTGATGCGTGGACCAGCGCCTGAAGGTGGTGGCTTAGGTCCTATGCTTAAAGATCCAAACACTGGCAAAGCATTACGCACGCCTCTTGGCCCCGGTTACAAAATCAGGCATGAGCCAACACCCGGTGAGGTATTTGAGTACGAAGTGCCTGAGTCAAGCATTCATGGAGTTATTGAACCTGAAGAACCCTATCGTCGTGGCGGGCCTATCCGTATGGGCATAGGTGGCGGATTGAATGCCGCAGAAGAGGCATATAAAGCCGCACAAGCCGCCAAGATGGCATTGAGCACTCAGCGCAACCAAGTTAAGGCCGCACAGCAGGCTCTGGAGGCTCAGAGGCTTGCACAGGAGGGAACTCCCATCAAGGCGTCAGAGGCGTTAGGCAAGTACGAGGGTTCATACCTGAAGACAATTCCCTACGACCGCATGAAGGTGGATCTGTCAGCAGGTAAGTTCGGTGGCCCCGGTTTCTCTGGCATTCAACAGGTTGATCCCAACTACGCCAATGCGGCGGCTGGTGTGACTGATCAAAAGTCTGCTACTCGTGTTCTTAACCGCAATGCCAACGTGCCCCAAGGCGCAAATGTGATCTGGACGCCAGCGGTTGGTGGCCTTGAACAACACAAGTCCAATACGTCGATGTTTGGCAAGTTCGCCGATATGTTTGCCGCACAGAGAGCCAACATAGACCCCGAGCATTTACAACTGCTCAATGATTACGTTAACAACGCAACCTTCAAAAGCGGCAAGAACGCTGGCAAATTGATTTTCCCTGAAGGCATAGATCTATCTGCAAGAAACTTCAGGAATAAGGTGAGCACTTATGACCAGCGTGGATTGTTGGCCGATGTGTTTGCTGGTCGTGGTGTAGGCGGCGAGAAGGGCCGCACGGTTCCTGTAGAGAACTTGCTACAGCAGAACCTTGATCCCAACATGGCCGAGGCACCAACTGGTTCTCTAGGCAACCGTCTGTTCACGCTAAGCGGCGATGTGATGACCAGACCGGACTTGCATCCCGACTACCCAAAAATTCTGACCGGCGAAGATTTGAACGTCAACTACTCATTTGTTCCGCGTGAGTTTGTCATGCAAGACTTTGCCAAGCAAATTCAGCAGGCCAAGGGCAGACCGGTAACTGACATGGATTACCGCATGGGCGACCCAACACAGTTTCTGAGCGAAGACATTTTGACCAACATGCAAAAGGAAGGTCACGCTGACGGTGGACCAATCAAGATGGGCGGAGGTGGAGTATTAAAAAGTTTGGCTACCGCAAACAATATCAGCCGTTTAACTGATGTTCCTTATATTTTTGATGCTGTAAATTCAGCAAAAGAAGGAAACTATGGGGATTTAATAGGGTCTGTTGTTAATGCGGCATTGCCCATAGGCCCTGCGTTGGCAACGTACTCTACTGATCTGAATAAAAACGAAAACAGTGATTTAAATAAAAATCAATTTGTTCAAGGACATTTTGGTAGAACACAAAGAACATGGGCAAATGGATTGGCTCAAGGCGGGCGAATCCATCTAAGCCTGAAGAATCCAAAACTGAAAGAGCACATCCAAGCCTTTGGCCGTGGTGGTGGTGCTCACAGTGATGCACCTTTGTCTGACGCCTTTACCAAAGGACTCATGCCGATGCTGGCCGGTGCAGGCAAGGGCGCAGTGTCTGGCATCCTCGGTGCACCCGGTGACTTGGAATCAATGGGCCGCTCGGCGATCAACGCCTTGGCCCCACAAGAGTCGGTGCTGTACGAATCAAACAAGGTTAGCCCTGAGACGTTCTTGCCAACAAGCGAGTCAATAGCCAATCGGTTACCAGTGCTGAGCAGTGACAAGACAGCACAGCAGGTGGAGAAGTTTGGTACGAGTGCAGGCTCAAACATTGCTGGTGCTATGGTTGGACCAGAGACGTTGTTAAAAGGCAAAGCAATAGGCAGTCTTGCAGATAAATTAAAGTCCGCATTAAACAACTCTGGTAAAATCAAGCCTTTGGAGAAAGCATATGCAACAACACAAGACGGCCCCTTCTATCGAGTCACGCCTAAAAGCGTTGCACCAAGCGAAACTGTCGATGGAGAAGTTCGACAAAAAATTTGG